GGCCACTCGCGGTAAATCCAGCACCGGCCATCCGGCGTGTAGCGGATCCAAAGCATTGCCCATGTCTTGCCCTCGCCGGGGTCCACGAAGTGAAAGACCGTGCCATCCCCCGGCACCTTGTCGGCAGGCACCACATGCACGGTGTCGCGGAATTTCGGAAACATCGACATCCTCGCTTTGGTCGGCACGCCGTAGGCACGCATCAGGATGCGCTCGCGGTTGCTCCCGCGCAGCTCCGTCTCCATGGCCTCGGGGTTGCCGTAGGGATTGTCCGAAGTATGGAAATAAACCACGCGGGCTTTCTCGCGGGTGCATTGCTGGATTCGTGGCACTTGCTCCACGCCGATCAAGTTACCCTCGCGGTAGCGTGGTAGGAGCGGCGCATCGCATTCCTCCAGCGTTTTTGCCCCGTCGAGGTATTCTTTGACGGTAGTGGTGTAACCCTCAATCGGCGTGAAGCCAATGCCCAGCTCGCCATCTCGCGTAAGCAAACGGAACCGCAGCGCCTCAAGCCAATCCGGCGTTACCAATTCATCCGCCCATACGAAATCCAACTCCGAGCCTTCGATGCTGGTGACATCCATGGAGTAGAACTTGAACCAGCACTGCGAGCCATTTGGTAGGACAAACGAGTTCTCAGTGAAACCGCCTTTTTGCGAGTAGGTGATATTTGCAACCGCCCCCTTCTTAAGCTTTCCGCTGGCGGAGGGTTTCCATTCTTTCGGCAAATACTCCCACAAATAAGGCTGCTGGCTCTGGATCGAAGCGGCCTCCGTGCTTTGCAGGCACCACACCTTTGCGCCGGGCTTATTGACCAGGTGTTGCATGGCTCGCCGCGCATAGTAGCGCGACTTGCCGGATCGGTTGCCGCCGAGGATGAGAAGCTCCGTGACGCCCTTGGGAAAAAGCGCACGCAATTCCGAAAACCCCGCATCCGCCCGCGCCCAAGCCGGATTCTCCCACCCGTAGCGCCACGGGTCCTCCACCATGCGGGCAATCTGCTCCTCCCGCTCGCGGTGTATGGCGAGCAACTGCGCCTCAGTGGCCCCCAGGCGTTGCCCCCGATACTGCACGACAAAGGTGCCATCCGGTCGGCGGCCCTCGATGACAATATCTGGAATGACTGGGCTTTTAGTTTGAGGAATCATGGGAGGGCATGCTTGAGTTCATGTTCATGGAGGTTCAACCAGGCGACGGCCTTGCCAGCATCGCCGACATCATCGACCGTCACGCACAGGTCGGAGATGACCCCGGCATCTTGCAGGAGGTTCAGCGCATGCGTAGCGTCGATTCGTCGAAGGGCAATGTAGTCGCGCAGGGAGTTCATGTTATTTCCCGCAGTTGGGACATATCGCTTTCCCGTATGAGGTGTAATTGACCGACGATCCACATCGGTGACAAAACCCAATGAAGTTTACGAATTTACGCCAATAATAACGCACCCGATAGCCAAGAATAGTGAAACTCATTTCGCACCCTCCATTTCTTTCTTTCGTTTGTAGTAGAAAATAAATGGAACGGCAGGCCAAAGGATCAGAATTAAAACGCTCCAAGCCAAGCAGACGATCACGCAAAGAGGCACTGCAAACACGCTTCCGACGGCATGCCAAAACGGGCTTTGTTTCATTTCGCTCCCTCCGTAGAAAATATGAGCTTCCAATCACGGCATGTTTCATCGAATTTTTTAATTTCTTTGCGCAGTCTGCAAAAAACTGGTGCTTGATGGAAAATAGTGATTGATCCACCATTGTCACACCACTCGCACATGCGAGAACCATTGCATTTTTCAGTATTTCCTCCTTCACTCATTTCGCGCCCTCCTTCCACTTGAATGTGGTGTCCCCGTTGTAGTCAGAAACCCATTCCGCAAATCCGCGTTTCACGGCTTCTGCTTTTAAGTCATCTCGCTGATTTACTAATCTAAAAGACGCTGCAATCAAAAAGATTACCGCGACTACCATTATCCACTCGCTTACTGTATCACTCATTTCGCGCCCTCCTTGAGTTGTTCAAGTTCAGCGCGGAGGATGTCTTCAGTGGTTTTGTGAAAGACCGCATCAATTGCCCTCTCCGCAAGGTCGCGCAACTTGGCGTTCTGCTCCCTCGCCTCGTCGCGCTCGCGCAATGCTTTGACCCGTTCAACTTTTGCTTTAACCCATGCTTCTTGAGTTATTTTCAAATCCTCCCTCGCCTCATCGCGCTCGCGCATTAACTTTTCAACCTCGTCCCGACTGTGTTCAAAGCTCGATTGCATCTCGTACCAAGCCACCCTCGCCTCGTCGCGCTCGCGCGTTGCCTCGCGCAAAAGCTCCCATGCCGCCAGTTTGCATTGCAAATCATTCTCTCTCTCCGTGTTCTCTGTGTCCTCTGTGGTTAAATTCTTCATAAATCGCTTTCAAAAGTCCGCGCCTTCACGATCAACCGCCGGGCATTTTCCATGAGGTCGTAGAAAACCTCCTGCTCGCCGATGTCTCGGGTGTATTCCGGTGGTTTTGCGTAGGTGAGGACGGCGCGGAGGTTCGCAGCCAGGTCGGTGGCGAGTTTGCAACAATGTGCAACTCCAGGGTGGTCCTGCCATTCGCGGTGACAAGCGGGGCATGCTATCGCTGAATCAGATACTATTGTCATATTTATGGGTGTTGTATGGGGCTTAAGGGTGAAAGCGCGTGTCCGTCGCGCCCCGGCTCTGAATCCGTGGTTAGTGGAGACCTGTCAGAGATAGGTTGTTTATGTTGAACCTTCCGCGTAAATTCCGTTCAGACTCGGCATCCTTGCGTGGTTCACACCGACTGGCACTCACGGCTTACCGATTCGCTTATCGCAAAAGACTCAACTCAATGTCGCGAATCTCACTCTCGATCTCCGCCAGCATCGACCACTGCTCGCGGGTGTAGGTGCCTGAAAACGGAAACGAACACTTAGAAAATTTGCCGTTCTCGAAGGTAATCACAATTTTGCCTATAGTGTCCGCAGTGCGAAAAGTTCCCAATGGTTCAGGCATGCTTGGAAATAAGTCGAAATAATATTCCGTGATGTTGCGTGTGGATTTGTGGATGATGTTCATGGTGTTAGTTTTTACTTCTGTCTTTCGTTCTGGTTGTTGCTGTAAGCCTTTTCGGTCACATTTTTGAAAAGGGTGTGCTGGCCGATGAAATTGAGTTTGATTTCCGGCGTGGGGCCGTTTCTTTGTTTTGCCAAGATGAGCAGGGTGTTGTGATCCATAGGCTCGTCGTCGGCGTCGGATTTTTTCTTGTGCTTGTCTAGGCGGTGGATGAGGAGCACGGTGTCGGCGTCTTGCTCGATGCTGCCGGACTCGCGGAGGTTGGAGAGCTTCGGCTTGGATCCTTCGTCGGCGTCGCGGTTGAGCTGCGCCAGGGCGATGATGGGGACGTTGAGCTCCTTGGCTGTAGTCTTGAGCGCCTTGGAAATCTCGCTCACCTCGAGCGCCCGGCTCTCGCTTGCTCGCTTGGAGCTGCCGTGCATGAATTGCAGGTAATCGACTACGATCAGGCCGAGGCCGTGCTGCGACTTGGCCCGCCGCGCCCGGCTGCGGAACTGCGCCACGGTGAGGCCCGGCGTGTCGTCGAGGTAGAGCTTGCTCTTGACTAGCCGGGTGGCTGCGCCGGAGACGTTGCCCATGGCTCTGCCGTCAAAAAAACCGTCGCGTGTGCGCTGGAGGTCCAAGCCCGCCTCGGAGCAGATGGCTCGAGTCATGAGCTCGGTGCTGGGCATTTCAACAGAAAAGACCAGCGTCGGTACGGCATTTTGCATGGATGCGTGGAGGGCTACCTGCATGCCAAGGGCTGATTTGCCACAGGCAGGGCGAGCGGCGATGATGATTAACTGCCCACCAAGCAAGCCGCCGGTGGAGCGGTCCAGATCGTGGATGCCGGTCTCGAGCCCCACGGTCTCCCCACGGCTGTGATAGACCTTCTCGATATGCTCCACGGCGGCCAGCACGGCGCTTTTGCAATGCGAGACGGGGTTTTCCCTTGTCGAGTGGTCGCGGAGAGCGTACAGGGCCTGCTCGCAGCGTTCTTGGGCATCCTCCGTGGTGAGTGCATAGTCGTTTGCAGCCTCGGCCATAGCGAGGGCGGCTTGACGCATGGCCCGGCGTTTCCACACATCGAGGACCTCGGCAGCGTAGTGCCGCCAGTTCATGGTGATGGCTACTTCCTGCACCAGATCAGTGAGATAAGCATAGCCGCCGCACTCCTCAAGCTGGCCGACCTTCTCCAACTCAGTCGTGACCAGGATAAGATCCACCGGCCGGGCGGCCTGCCGCATGGCGGCAATGATGCCCATGATCGTCTGGTGCGCGGACGAAACAAACTGCTCCGGCGTAAGCGCCTCGAGCACGCTATCGGCCGTACGGCCGTCGGTAATCGCTGCGCCGACTACGGCTTTTTCGGCGATTTGATTTTCGGGAAGGGTGTTTTTCATTTTTTGTGAATCTTGGGTGCTGCCATCGAGTTCGCCTTGCGGAGCGAAGATCCGAAGCCAAAGAGGTGGAAAACCTTGCAGCACACGGTGGGGTTGGCCTCATACCCAATGAGGCGGAATTGCTCGGCCCCGTCGTCGCTCACCACAGGCGATCCGTCGGGGTGGGTCATGGGGGTGTAGATGGGATCTTCAAGCGGGCGGCTCTCGTAAGTGCCGACTTGCCAGCGGAGAAAGTCATTGACGGCCTCCTCGTTGTGTCGGGTCACGACACAGATGTCGCCGGTCGCGGTGTATTTTGTTTCAAGAGTTTCGATTACGTTTATCATGTTGGTTTTTATTATGCTGCTGCGAGTTCGCGTTGTTTTTCACGAACCCAAAATTTCATGCTGTCGGGAAGAAGCGCCCAGGTGGTGAGGTTCACTTCAGGGAATTCCGTCTCGATAAGATCACGCCAGCCAGCGGGTTCCGTGGAGACAGGAGCCGTCGCGCTCACGCTCGCCCCGCTGCGCCCTGCCCAATCCCGCGCCCGGCTCACTTCGGTGAGGAGGTTATTCAAAAGCGTAGCTAAGTCCTTGCGGCGAAACTGCGCCGCCGCGCCTTCT